GCGCGAGTACAAGCGAGCTTTGGCTGTGTTGAGCTTGGATGAGTCGGGTTTCGACCGGCGCATGCCGAAGGAGTTTATGGACTTCTTCTTTAAGCTCTACATGCCCTACGTGTGTCCGGGCGTCCCCGTGGCGCTCATGGAGGCTTTGAGGGATTGTACCACCAACGGCTTTCTGGTGCTGACAGACGGCAGGGTGTTTAGGAAGGAGCGCGGGAACCCGTCGGGATTTCCCAACACCTTGCGTTTGAACTGCGTGGTGCAGTTGTTTGCATGGGCGTATGCGCTCACGTACAAGTTGGGCGATGCCCAAGAGATAGTGTCATTTCTCAGGCAGGATGTGTTCCTGGAGATCTGCGGCGACGATAGTCGCGTGCATTGCAAGACAGAGCGCGGTTGTGCCATCTTGGGTGCGCATGACGGCTTCGGTTCTTGGCTGCAGGTGTGGAGGGAGCACCTCCCCTGGGAAGTGAAGATTGAGGGCATGGTTATCCACAAGCATGACTCCAACGGCTTCAGTACCCCGTTTGCGGAGCGGGCGCTCATGTGCCCCCCCTTTATCGGGCGGAATATGGTCGTTGTCGATGGCTACTTGTGGACCCCGATGTACAACGCCAATCGCGTATTGCGGAGAGTGTTGCATGTTGAGCCGGCGCGCACCCCAGAAATGGAGGAGGAGCTGCGCGGCTCCATGTTTACCACGTTGCGTTTGCAGACGTACTGGCACGTCACCGGCAAGGTGTATAACCCTGTCGTTGCTGGCATGCTATTGAACGGCTGGCTGACCCCCGAGGTATGGCGTATTGTGTGTAACGTGGTGTCCGAGGCGTATAGGGATGCTGCGTTGTGGGTGCACCCGTGCTAACGCAGCACGTGATCACCGCGACTCAAGGGGCTTTGGTTTTGGGCCCTGAAATAGGGAGTGAAGGCGCTCCCCGCGGACAGAGTATTACCCAGGGGTGAGGTGGGTGGCGAAAGTTCAATTTTTGAATAAACGCTGGGCAATAGCCTCTGGACTTATGTCAAAAGCAAGAACACGAGCAAGCCGAAAGGCAAGCAAGGTCGTCGTGAAGGTGAAACGACCTACCAAGAAAAAGAGCAAGAACCTTGCCAAGAAGAAGTCTTTGCCGCTCACTGCCGCTGCGCGTGGCACCGTGGAGCAGATGGCTTCGTTGAGTTCGCTTGCGGCTGTGATCACACTGCCCGCCGAGCGCTCCCCCCTTCGCTTTCCAACCCAACAGCTTGGTGCGAATCAGACGGCCACGTTTGATCTCACTAAGTTTATACCAGTCGACTACAGCGCGGTGACGGCCCCATCACAGGTCTTCATGCTGTGTAGTAGCCCGGTGAGCCCTGTATGGGGAACCATTGCGCGTGCCGCACGTGGTGACTCCAACTGGAGTTCCGATGTACCATTGGGAACTTCCGGGGTTATGCTGTACACCTACAATTACTTCGAGGACAACAACCCGATTCCATGCTATCCTATGCGTGTCGAGGGGCTGCTGTACCACTATGTACCTAAGGGTGTGACTTGGTCGTTTGGTGGTGGAGGGCATGGGGGTGGAGGCGGCGCGGGTACGTGTGAGGTTACCGTGCGCACTCTTACTAGGCAAGGGGAGTTCCGCCAGTATATTGTGACCCTGGCGGTCGCTGCTGGTATATGGAGCAAGGTCGAGGCCGCGCCCGCAGAGGGCATGTGGGTCTCCCTTGTTTCCATAGAGACGGCACTCCCGTCCAACAACAACGTCACGGCATACGTTCACACCGACGCTGGAACTGGCTTCTGGCCGCTGATGCAGTGCCCTTCATTGGGCCCGCTCGCGCCGATGCTGGAATCTATGCGTGT